GAAAGTGTCTTCATTGGACCAAAAGTTAGAAGAGGTATTCAAAAAGGCATTAACCGCAGGATACCTCCACCCGATCACGGAGTCGGTGCTTGCGGTAATGTCCAAAGGGAGACCCGTCAGAGCAAAGTCCGAAACTTCATAAAGGTTTGGGATGGGAGAGTCGTCATAGACTAACTGGTAGGCAACGTCATACTTCCCGCTTATTACGTCCAGGACCTGTAAATTTACAATCGTAGGGAGAACTTCGACTTTGCCGTATTTCCAGACAATTACACCCGATTTAATCAGAAGATCTTTTTTGTTGTCAGACGTCACCACCTCGGTGGAGAACGGTCCATTGATGCTAAACCCGTAAGGGAGATATACATATCCAACTTCCTCCAGACCCTCTTTTACAAAGGTATTCCCTATGATGTTGGATTCATTAACTACATTGAAGAAGTTAATCTGGTAAGTTTCGGAAGTTGCGGGCAAACGCCTATAAATAGGACGACCTCTCGGAGTCCATTCGGTTGGCCTACTCTGGAGATTCTTGATCTCAATGTACTGCGGGGACAGTACATTCAGCCGGGAAACCGCTGTGGTAGTCTGAATTTCAGGGACTATGCCACCACTTATTGGGATTAATTGCTGGCTCATAGCTTCAGGGTGCCTGTCCCATAGTCAGGGGGTGAGTAGGGATAAGAAGTACCGGATGACCAAGAGAGTTGAGGGACTTCCGTCAAGGTAGCAGTGTTTTCCCAAACAAACTTCACTTGCTCCTGTGAGTTAGCAAAGCGGCCTTTATTTTTGGGCACGACAGTGATCTGGGCGATACCGAGTTTTATAGCGGAAATGTCACGACCGAGTTGAGAAAGGATGGCTTCCTCACAAACGTACTGATCTACGTAACGCAGTAAGTTACCAAAGTACTCCTCATTCCGAGCAGTATTCACAACTGTGGTATTAGTCCAGTTTACTATTGTCTCTGGTGGCGTAAACGCACGCATCGCACGATACAAATTGCGACCGTCTTCTGCCAACACTGTGTCTTCGGAGTATGTGACATATGCCGGGTCAAAGTAAGGAACATAGTCAACACTCTCAAATTGAGAAGGCAAGTACCTAGCCGTCTCAACAAAGATCCCGTTTTGAAGGTAAATGTAGAACTCAAAGAGGGGGTGAACGTTTGTCGTCGCGGTGTAAGAGATAACTTGAGACCCTTGGCGGAAGAAAGTGCGATCTCCCTTGAAGAACCGGAACATACGGGTTGTTGGTTTCAATGTTCTGGCCGAGGAGTTCAAGGCTTCAAAGAAAGCTTGAGCTTGAGCCGCATCCAAATAAAGGGGAAAGACAAATCCCTGATTGACCAGGTCCTGAACGTTTGTGCTGTTGGGTGTGAAGTAAGAAGCCGCAATGAAGTACCCACCATAGGGCACTTTCAAGGATTGGCAGTCTCCGTCCACGGGAACACAAAAAGTTTCGCCCTCTTCGTACTGATACTGCAGGTAAGTCCCTGCCGGGAAGCGAGGCTTGTACTTGGACACTGGTAATCCCTTGTCCGCATTCTGAACGATGACTTCTTTTACGATTCCTTGCTCAACCAGGTCGTCAAAATAAATACTTATGGTTTGCTCATCTGGCTCGTACGTGAAGGCTTGCTCGACATACGCATACTTATTTACCACACCGAGACGAACGTCAACATAGTTGTAGTAAGGGTCGGCCACGGGATTTGGACCAGACCCGATCTGGGGCGTATAGACCCAGTCACCAACCGAGTATGAGATACCAACCTCAAGGGTTTTTGGAGTCACTGCGGACCCCAGCTTGAAGGCCGCTTGAGCTCCCGTGATATTATTTGTGGCCGGTTGAAGCGTAAAGTTTTGGCTCACAACCCAGATGAAAGACCCAGGACGTTTTGACAGGGGTACCGACCCAGGAGGAACAAACTGCCCGTTAGCGTCTACGTTGTTGGAGATGGGAGAAACATAGTCATACTGAATGATCTCCGGGTCATACACGCCTCCCGAAGTGGTTTCCTGGTAAGTATTTCCAGGGAGCCACGCGGAATAGTTCTTTATCCCGGAGATTTTACCTTTGCGAATTAGCTCGGGGATGTCCAACTGACTGCCAATAGTCAAGTTCTCGTTAATGACGTGAAGCTCGCCGTCGCCGTCCACGGACTGATCCCAGTAACAAACTTGACCCTGAATGTACTCACCTGGGACCAAGAACTTGATTTGCTGAAGGAGCAAGTTTCCGTAAATTGTTTGATCCTTCTTATCAGTAGAGTATGGAGTAAAGTCGGTGAGAACCGGATAGTAGACGGGTATGGGCAGAGTTGTTTCAACCAGGTCGTTCATTGAAAGAAGAGACCCGGTGGGTTCAAATGTAAAAACGTTGGTATAGGTTGCGGCACCAGGCTGCAGAAGTGGAGGAGTGTTGTAAGCCGCGCTTACCTTGATGCGGGGGTCAATAAACCGCGTGCTCGAAGGGAAGGTTGAGTAGAACGCTGCATCCACATCGCTGACCGTTGGGTCAACCATGGCAGGAAAAACGTTACCGGGACGCAAAACTTCAAATAACCTGTCCCGGAAGTTCAGGGATGTGCCCCTAAGGTTTTCCCCAAAGGAGCTATTTGCATCAACCTCTACGGTAAGGTCGTACTGAACCTGACTCAACGTGATCGGGTAGAGGTGACCCTGGTTCTCAACCGGCACAGAATAATTTACAACGTTTTGCCCCCGCTCGAGCTGACTTTTGTTGAGCTCCACCCCCTCGGGGCCCAGTACAAAAAACGAAACCTGGCCATTGGGCTTCAGATAGTCCGTCAGATAGTTGTAAGTTCCCTGGTTGGGGCGATTAGGTTGAACCGAAGTCTGGGTACCAACGCCATAGAAGTCCGTAAAGAAATCTTGCCAGTCTTCGGCGCTGACTGGATTACGGCGGCGAATCAGAGTAAAGAAACGTTCCTGGACTTCCTGGTAAGTCTCGACGTCGCTACCGCCAGTGGCTGGTTGAGCGTTGACTGCCACCAACCCGTCCACGTTGGTTGCAGAAGTCCCAGTGATGGAGTTGGCGGGAGCATTGTATACCGAGCCGACGTACTGAGACGCTACTGTAACGTAAGCGACGCTCTCGCCTGCGGGGATTTCTACATCAGCGTCCGTAACGAAAGTGAAGCTTTCACCGCCAGTGAAGTTAGGATCTGTGGTAAATGCTGTACCAGAGAATATAGTAGTTACTGTGTCGGAAGGGGGGACAGTAAGCGTTAGTCGAGCAACTGAGGGGGTACCCAGACGCCTCATTGCGCCAAGGAAAGGTCCCAGCCACTCAATCAGAATGGATTGAGGTAGCTGGTTTGCCCAAAAAAGAAATTCCCCCTGTGCAAATGCCTGTCCCTCAATCAGAGCGGCAAGGGGATTGCCAGAGGAAAAGTCATTCAGTGTTTGCCCGGATGCCTGATAAACCCTCTGCGAAGCGGCCTGGACGAGTTCGGCTTCGTTGCGGGGGTCAATCGATACGGAAGGTAACGGTGCGTATCTTGCCACTTAGAAACCTCCTCAGAGCGGGCAAATGGTGTTGGAATTCCCGGATCCGACGCTGTAGTTCTGGCAGGTGGGGTCAGAGTCAGAGTAGTAAATACCGTTATCAATCTCAAGTGTGTCCAGCAAGTAATTCACCCAACCTTCAAGGACCTCCTTGGTCACAATGTCGGCATTGTCAAGGGCATTGAACTTCTGAGGCACGGTGGGGATAGGTACTCCGCCGGCATAGTTATACTTGTCGTTGGTCGTATAGCTTTTTGGCGCGTTCTCCCGAATGTTTGCAGGGTTACCTACCTGCAGAGGGTCATACCCGAAGCTCCACATCCCGGTAACGACTTTGTTACCGTTGATTGGGGCCCCACTGATAAGAAGACCGTTAGCGTCAAGCTCCGGCTGATCGGTGCCCAGTGTAACATAGGCCGAATCCAACCCGTTCGGACCTGTGCGAACGAGGGAGTTGAGGCCGAGAGGCGGATAGTGCCAGTCAAGGTCTTGACCATCGAAATAGATTTGTTGGGCGCCATTGAGCCATTGGCTTGTGACGATGACCCCACTCGAAAATGTCGTTTTTGCCATACGACTGATAACTATCCCACGTTAGACTGGTTTTACCCTACCTACAAAAAGACCCCCGCTGAAGCGAGGGTCGAGAGTGTAAAGAACGGTATTCCTACTGGAATCAAGTTCTTTCCCAGTAGTTGACTGTATATTCAACCTCTATAGTTTGTACATCGCCGCTTTCGCGATCAACGTCAGCAGTCGTGATGCTGGTAAACAGACACTCGTAGCAGATGTACTGACCGCCGCCAGGAGCAGCGCCCTCACCGATACAATCACGCGGGGTGATGGTGATGGTGATAGGATTACAGTTGTAATCGAGCCAGAACTGCTCAAGAGTCTTGAAGATTGTCGGGTCGTACGGGGCAGTCAGAGTTACATTGTCTGCTGTCCGGGGACCAACGACGTGGTACAGACGGTTGCCTGTGCCATTAGCGTAGGTGCTGCTATCTGAGGAATCATTGATTCCGCTGAACTGGGTGAACACCGCTGTAAGAGTCGGTC